GGGTCATTCATGAAGTGAGATAGTACACGTAATTCAAGACCAGCACCATCACAACCAAGGATTAGCTTACCTTTACCTGCTATGAATAAATCACGTAAAGGATACAAACCACGGGCAGGAATATTAACCACGTTACGATGGCGCATACGGAACGTAGAAGTACCAATACTAATAGCAATAGCTGGCACACGCCACTCTCCGTCATCCTTGTCTGACGTAGGCCAGCATCCATACCTTTCGTAGTATTGCTGCGCATTGATTCCTAACTCCTTGTTAAATGCTACAGGTACAAGGCCGCGACACTTTCGTACACCAGCTTGCGAAGGCCACGCCATCTTCTGGTCGAAGGCTTCAACGTCACCACGGTTGAGGATCTGACCACGACGGGATACGAGTATGTACCATGCAGCGATACCCAAGCACCAATCAGGGACTGTTTTACCTTCACGTGCGGCTCTCTCTTGCCATAAAGTAAGGGACTTTTCATTTATCTTCCCACTCCAAGGTTTGGGTAACACTCCATACTCATCCAGATGCGCTTGCTCGGTATCGTTAAATTCAACACCTTTCCATCCATAATCATAGAGCACTTGCTTAACTGTATCCCTGTTACCCAAGGGAATCTCTTCGAAAGTAACAGGCGAGTAAGCGCCAATCCACTTGATACTTGGCGTGTCATTACGGTTTCCTCTAAGGTGAGGAAAGTCTTTCTTGACACTAGCCGACCAATCACCAGACTTAGTAGTGACACTCCATACTGTTTTGCGATCTCCTCGTCTCTTGGCATGAAGAAAGTGTGAGGGGTCAAGGACAGTAGGTATATTGTTGCTAGCTCCATACTCATTTGCGCGTTTGCATACTTCATTCTTTTCTTCCGGTTTAAAAGGTTTAGACTTAATACGCATAGGCATGTGTGGGCGGAACGCTGCGACTGTCTCATCAATCTTGGCGTCCAACTCTTCGCATCGTGCTAATGCTTTATCTATATCCAGACGGAATCCACGCTCGGCCTGACGACTCATCTCCAGCGCCACAATGGATTCCATGTGGAAGGCAGTCTCAATGACTAGGCCAGTGCGCTTATTCACGCCACGGCGTTTGTGCTCCGTCCATTCTCCGTTGTATAGCCATAGGAATAGGTCACGACCTATCGCCACGTCCTCGCGTACACGATGTACCATGTGGTCAGTTAGTTTAGACCAATCCTCGTTCTCCGGCTTATAACGGCCTATACGAATGCCGTGCGCCTCAATTGAGTGAGGGGCAACGTTACCCATACCTTTGGCATATGCTTGCGGAGGAAGGCGTCTATCTGGGTTTAACAGGCGACTCATGACCAGTGTATCCATGACGCGTACCGGACACAGGTCAGCACGTAGTCTGCCCTTGCCGCGCCTCTCGGTGTAGTTAAAGCTCTTCCAGATGTCAGGGAAGGCTTTCTCAAAGAGAAGCCCGTCATAGCCTAGGAAGTTCTGTGAGACGATGGCTTCACAATGCTTTAGGAAGTTAACACCATCAACCAAGGTTCCATCTTGATGACCTTCCCACTCCTTCAGGCGTTCCCTTGCCTCAGGGTCACGCATCTCATATGGGTCGAAGAATAGGAACTCCTCAGTGGTGAGTAAATCCATGCAGCAAATGATGTGCACATCTTCACGATGACCATAGCGTATGGCATCAAGCAAGCCTTTACTTTCGGCGTCCATAACTAGGATACGCCCTTCCGCTTCCTTCTTCCAATCAATAATCTTCATACATTGCCTCTGTTTCGTAGTAATCATCTGAACGTTCGGGTTTTGGATTCATTGAGTCATAGTAGTCCCAATCAGAATCATAATCACGTGGCATAATGCACCTCCAATCAACATGATGAAAGGCTGTCTCACACGTGAGACAACCCTTGACTTATCGACTGCGAATCTTACGTTTCACTTCACTTTCCTTGATAACCTGCTCACGCGTCAGACTATTCTTCTTTGCTTCAGCCATAGTTAACTGTGCAAACAGGAAGGCTTGGTTAGTAATCTTGGATTGCAGGTCTTCATGACAATCGAACATCTTAAGGCTATGTTTATTTTGCATGTTTCACCATAAAGCTGCCGATTACATTAAACTCCTCACGGAACTCTTTTTCAGCCCAATGACCAAAAAGCTCCATTTGGAAACTTGCGCTGCTCCTAGCACCTATTAGTGCCAGTCCTTTTGAAGTACCATATGGCTTGACACCATCTGGTGATACAACTGCATAGCATCTATGAGAATCTCTCATATAAATTAATACTTTAGTCATGATTAACTCCTTAGATATTCACATAGGTTTCTTCAGTAACGATAGGGAGGTATAGTAATTCTTCACCATTCAAGATGTGAAGACCTTTCAACTCTTGCTTACGGATAATATCTTCTATAGTGTCGGCAAAATGATTATTAGCTACACGCCGTGGTGTACCGTGTTCTGTGATTGCATGGTCAACATCCGTGATTCGCACAGGTACATTTGGATGCATCATGGCTTCGCCAATCTTCACCATGGCTTGTCCTGTGGATTTACCAAGAGCACGAGTATTAAACTGTGTAACACCTAATGCAGTACCGCATAACTTAACCATTTCACTTTGGGTTTTACCAGTGATTACATTGCGACGCTCTTTCTTGAGTGTGGTTTTCCTTTTGCCATATGCCTCTGCTAATGTTTGAACACCAGCACCATAGCGAAGAGAGAATAGTAAAGTCTTCTGCATCTGGCGAGCGCACTTATCGCAAACCTCATCGTGTACGCACTTATATTGATTGTTTACCTCTACAATCTTTTCAAGATATTTATGTGCGGTTTTCTTGTGATAAGAAGCCTTAATACCATCATCATATTCTACATGGTACATGTTCTCACTTACACGAGCCACTACACCACGGCAACGATAACGACGTGAGGCTTCATTGATGTTACGAACATAATCACCCACATTCAATACTAATCTATACATAGTCAGTCTCCAGTTATTTAATGTACTTAATAAGAGCCTGTCTCACATGTGAGACAAGCCCTGATAAATACACTAATCAGAACTCACTTTCTTCATCGAAGTTAGTCTCTTCTATAGTGTCTGGTAAATCTGGTACTTCTTGTTGTCTTGCTTCACCTGTATCAAACGACTTAGTACGGGCTTGTGGCTCCATTAAACGTCCGGTTTGAATGTCACCCTTAAGCATAACCTTTGTTCCTGTGTAGATACCTTGGTCACGGTCTTTGACACAAGAGATGTACGTGGTAGTCCTTTCATCAAGCGTTTCAGCTCTTGTGTTACGCTCAATCCCCAAGGCGTAAGATGCCCAGAATCCGATAGCGCCTGAGCCTCGGAAGTCAGAAAGGATAACTTCGCCACCTTCTTCGTGTTGGGTACGGTTTGCCGGAGGCCGTGTAAGGTGAGAGACAAGGAAAATCGTAACCGCATGTCGGTCTTTGATAGTACCAATTCGTTTGACGCATTCATCAAGTGCACCAACCTTCCCACCAAAAGCACGCTCATCTAATTTAATCCCCGTTAAGTTATCAATGATGATATTAGAAATGCCCATAGCCTCAAACTCTAGGCAAGTTTGCTCTACCTTCTCCATAGAATAGTCGCCTTCTAGGTCAGCCACAAATAGCTTTCCTGTATCAGCCACATAATCAATGGCAGCGTTAGCTTCTTCCTCGGTGTAGTCGAACACCTCACGGTATCCGTCTTCTTTCGGGTCATTGGTTGGCGGTAACTCAATGCGCTTATCAATCCACTTACCGATAAAAGCACGGGACACCTTGACCATTGGGTCTTCTGTAGAAATGATGCCTACAGATTCACCGTGTTCTTCAATAAGATGTTTAACCACTTCGCGGAGGAACTCAGTCTTACCTACACCAGACCCTGCACCTACAATGATAAGCTGGTTCTTACGAATACCTAGCGTTACCTTGTTCAGCTTAGGCCAAGGCCATGACAGTCCTTGCTCTGGACGTGCAGCCTTGAGCTTATCCCTTTGAGATGCGATAGATTTAATCTGGCTACCAAAGACTTCATCAGATGACTTGGCATTAAACCATGCATCTACAAACTCTTTAGTCTTGCCAGCCATCAATGCCTTGTTGGCATCTTTGCAACCAGAAGGGTATTCAAGGATATAGGATTTGCCAGGAAACAGGCGAGCCGCTTGCTGATTCTGCTTCTGCCCTACCTCATCTCCATCAAAACCCCATATAATCTTCTTGAATTGGGCGATATGCTCACGGTTCTGCACTATCTCTTCAAGGCAAGACTCACCTTTGTTGACAGACCATACATGGTAAGGTTGGCCTTCCCACTTAGTACCCTTGGCAGAATCAAGGAGCATCTGCTGCGCTGCTAGAGCATCCAGTTCACCACCCACAATAAGCAAGCAATCCTTTCGTCTTCCCTTGTCTAACACGTGAGACAAAGTATTCATTCCGAAAAGATCTTGCATACCAAAGAGTTTACCCAAATGACCAAACTTAAAGTCTTTAGGTAATGTGCGACACTTAGCGCCTACTAGCTCACCTTTCTCGAAGCGTGGATAGTAATGCCTCGAGACTCTACCCTCTTCATCGTGTCCGACACGTACATCATACAATGCGCAAATGTCGCCGCGAATGTGTCGGGAAACAAGGTTCTTACGCTTAAGCGTGAGGAACCATTCGACATCAAGGCTCCACTCTGCTTCTTGGTCTGCCCTTTCTTGCTCATTCATAACCTCCCAACGGTCTTTCATACGCATACCACCAAGTGCGATGGCGCGTAGCTTAGGGTCGCTAATCTTCCCTTCCTTCTCCATCTCTTTAAACTGAGAAGGTGTATATTTGATATTGCCAGTAATAGGCAATTCGGTTATCTCGATGCCACCCTCTGGCTTATGGTAATAAGGCTTACCGTTATCATGGAAGTGACCACGGTTACAGTAACCAGCGCCATCCTCAAATATCATAAGATGGTTGCCAGTAATATCATGTCCATTCTTTTGACAGGCAGGACACGGTACATTCTGAATAATAGCCATAACTTAGAACTCCCACGCTGCGCGTTTAGATGCACGGTCACGGACAGGTTTATTCAGCTTTTTGCCTTTCGTCTGCCCTTCTTCCATGTCGAAACGGTTAGCTTTACGTGTCATCTTCTCAAAGTTACGCATGGTTAAATCTCCAAAGTAAGTTAGTCTTATCTATACTGTCCGGTAAATACGAAGTCTCACATGTGAGACAACCTAGGTCTGCCCTTCTTCTAGGTAGTAAGAAGAGGAAGGAAGAAGGTAATAGGTATTACTATGTAATCCTATATAACCTTTAATACCTATTATTTCCTTTATACCCTTTATCTTCCCTTCTCTTTCCCGTCTCCGACGGCTATCCTATAGTGTCCGGTAAATAAGTCTCACATGTGAGACACGTTTATGTTAATGAAATGTTACAGGTAGTAGGTAAAAGAAAGGCCACTCCCGAAGGAATGGCCTATTAATATTATGCGAAGCAATAGTCTGAAACTAAGATTCCGTTAAGGTCAAACTCCCCTTGCTCTGGCACTTGGATTCCGGTGTCTACTAGCCAGCGTTCTTCATGCTCATCTAGAAGGCTTTGCAGTGCGTTACGGCCTTGATACATCTTCACCATTTCTGCCCTTAGACTATCACGGAGGTCTGCTGTACGGCCTGCATGAGTGCCAAACGAATCATGGATAACTGCGATAGATGTAATCCCTTTATCAACAAGGTCGCAGACCGTTAAGATAAGGTGACTGGCATCATGACCATGCACAAAGTTAGGAGCAGCAGCACCCATCATAGCCGTTTCGTCCACTACGTCTGTTTCTATTTGCAGACTCATCTTGATTTCGCCCATCAAACAAGTAGAAACGCGTAGCATGTCAGTAGCCATAATCTTTTGTTGCAGAATGAAGCCAGTAGGCAGGGTATACTCTAATCCTTCATTCTTTTTAGCTGCGAAACGGGCAAGCTGACGAATCATTTTCATTGCCACTATAGGGGCTTTAACCACTTCCGAAATAGAAGGCCAGATTAAAGCTGTCATATAGTTATAAGCTGCGCTAGGTGTCAGGCTGTCTTTACGGTCATTATCAAAAGGATGCACAGGATTGGCGGTACGCCCTTCCGCAATAGCCCGTTGGGCCTCTTTCTCTTCTAAATCAACGATATAATCAATCACAGACTCACGGCAGGTTAATCGGGTAGAGCCGTAAGGCAAGGTCATTACCGGCTTTTTGGTTAAGCCGCGAGTGATACCTATCATATCCCACGCGTTAGCCATGCTACGCAATTCAGCACCTGTAAGGGTGACGCTGCCGGAAGTGAAAGTCTCTGCATCCTCTGCATTCATGTAGGCGTAGTTCTTCTGGATAACTACTTGCGCAACGGCCCCATAAATATCTTGCGGGGAATCCGAAGGCTTAAGGTTTACCGCCCTAGCACCTACTTCATCCCGTAGCATGGCGCTATAGTGCTGGATGCCGGAACAGCTACCATCTTGGTGTACTGGTAGGTGCGTCATGAATTGGTCTTGTGTGCCTTCATCCAGTGCATCCAAATAGCGAGCATACTCAAAGCACCATGCAAGGAACCCATAAGGTGAATCGGCATTTACCCATTGAGTGAAGGTCAGAGGGTCGGCTGCAATATCGCGGCACATATCTTGAAATTCGCCATCCAGCACGTTAGCGGTGCGCACGTCGAAAGTTTTCTTATCCCAACCCCAGTTGTTCGCCCCATTCACTAAAAACCATTTAAGCGCATCAGCACTATCAAGACGCTGCCCTTCGGTGAAACGGAGCAATGCCTTGCCTAAGTCGTTTGATTGCGGCGAGAGCGTGCTAGATTGCGCATAAACGCGTGAGCGGCTATCCAGTGCATATACAAAATAAATAGCGTCAAACTGGCTGTATTTACGGGCCTGCCCGACCATGCGAACGGTTGCCGCCGATTTGCTGCCGCGCTTAGTCTCAGCTGTGTATAGCTTGGTGCATTCACCTTTCCAGTTGATGAAGGCTTGCCATTGTTCCGGTGTTAACATTTCTTTCAGTTCACGACCGCGCAGGTGCTGGAACTCAAGCGGAACAGGATTGGCTGGCTTGTTTTCGCGGTCGATGAGCGGTTTAAAGGAAGGCACACCATAACCAAGGTCGAGGCGGATAACGTCTTCAACCACCTGTAATACTTCCTTGTTAACCTGCCATTTAGTTGCCTGCAAGGCATTAACAGCCTTGTAAACCGCTGGCATTTGCTTCTTAGTGAGCTTGCGGACGTGCTCCCGGTTGCCTTTTACCAGACGGATACGACTTGCTACTTTCTCAGTGTGGAACCCACCGTTAAAAGGCGAGACCCACGGACGCGGAGGAATAACGCAAGGTGCATATGCAGGACTGAGTTGCGCTACGTGCTCTTTAAAGGCTGTAATCCACTCGCCAACATGTTCACTAGTCTGTAAGTAGTAAACGCCATGCTTGCCGCCGTTAGTGCGCAAGGTACGAAGGAAAACAGGCTGCCCGTTGAAGAATACGCTATTCTCCAAGATTTCAAGCAAGGTCATACCAATTTGCAGTAAGGTATCTTTGGGCCATGCCTCCCAGCGAGAGAAATCCGCGTCACGGTCAGCTACTGACTTCTCTGCCACCACCGCTACATTATGCGCATGGCGATAAGATTTAGTCTTGCTAGCCTTAAGAGATTTCTTCACCTTCTCAAAGTATTTAGCTGCGTGACCTTCCAGCTTGCTAAAGCGTACTTGGTCTTCGATGCGGTCCGCTACATTCATCGCTATAGCCTGCAAAGTAACATCTGTGTTCAGCATATCCATAACAATCTTCATGGTGATATATGCTGCCACTTCGTTTTCTACGCAGTTAATGAAAGCTAATGCACGCGGTGCACGGCCTCTTTTACCTTCATACTCTTCCTTGTATGCCTGAATACCTTCAGCCATTGGCGCGATTAACTCGGATAATAAGCGGCGATTCCAAGCCGTATCTGATTCGTTGCCCGATGCAATTTGGCGCTGTTGGTCTGCTTCAAAGCGACGAATACCGCCATTAAACATCTCTTCCTCAAGCTGAAGTTGGATAGCATGTAGATCTTGCATCTTGTGTACTCCTAGTGAAAGAAACCTTAATAGGTGACACCTAAGAAGATGCCACCGATGAGGTTACTTAGTTAATTCTTCTACTGCCTCAGAGATTAAGGCCCATGCCTCATGGCCTTCACCATACCCTAGTTTAACCAGTTCGCGGCGGGCTTTGTTTACTGCTGTTTTCTTAGTTGCTTCCTCAGCGCTCAACCCTAAGCGAGCGTAAAAGCAAGAGGATTTAAACTGTGGAAGCATAGGCGCGGCGGCCTTCTTGCTTTCGCGTGCACTACTTAAGGAGGCGATGCGGTCATTAGCTGCCTGTAGTTGCTCAGTTAGTGCCTTAATCTGTGCCAGCAAACCAGCTATAGCGGCGTTCTCGGTGTTAGCCGTGTTATCCAGCGGCGCGGCCTTCGGTGCTTCCGGCTTGCTTTCCTCTTCCCAAGGTGCTGATTCGTCGTTGTCCGGCTCATTTACTGGCGGCACTACCTGAGGCGCTTGCGCTTCCTGTGATTCTGCGGCCTCAATCGCGTTCTCCTGAGGTTTTACTGGCTCTGCCTTAGATTGTACCGTCTCAATCTTTGGCTCTTTCTTAGGCTCAATCAGGGCGTTTACGGCGTTAGTGTCTAGCTTACCTTCTGCGGCAAGTTCTGCGGCCTTCTCCATGATGATATTCTCATCAGCGAAAGGAACAAGGGCCAACATTACACGCATCGCCACGCCTTTGAAGCGATCGTCACATTCAAAGACCCGTGCTACACTCATCAGCTTGTAGCATTGTGCTTTCTTGATGCCGAACTCCGATTCTACATAAGCTAAAAAATCTTTTTGACCTTCGAAGTCGCCGCGTAATTCATTCAGACAAGCACCAACTTTGATGTAAGAAGTACCGATATTGTCTAAGTGTTGCTTGATCTCAGCTGTTGCAGCTTCACGGACAGAAAGGAGGGTGTTTTCAGTAGTCATAATAGTCACCTTATAGAGTGTTAAGTAAATATCACATAGCCCACGTAGGCAGGCTATAGGCTAGTTACTCTTTCCATAAGTGTCTTAGTGTCTTGTTGCAGTACTCATAGGTGTTGCTCTTGCTGCACAAGTTGAACTTTTTAGCCCAATCTTGCTGGGCTTGTTCTACTTTATAAGCTTCATAACCAGCTTTAGCAGTAAATGTCAGAGCAAGAGAAGCCAACAAGAAGCATCCAATCAAGGTTTTCATAATATCAACTCCTAGTAAGTGAAAGTTTAATCAGGCGCTACCGTAGCAACGCCTTGTTAATCCTTCTCTTATAGTGTCAGCTAAATAGTTTGTATGTGGTTCCTAGCACTTCCTCACGAATCTGCGCGAAACGTAAGGAGCATTTCAGGGTTACACCGTCTGAGAAGATGAAGTTATATTGCCTTTCCATCTTTATTCTTCCTCGTCTTCATACCAAACTACATCACTATCATTTGGTACATCATTATAAAGAGACTCATAGATGCGAGCTTGTAGAATCTTGGTTACATCCTTCGTGTCAGGAATCAAACCAGCATCCTCAAAATCAACATCAATGCCATCAGCAGCCATCACAGTAAAGATTTCGCTGTAATAAACTGGAACATTGCTGTCTACAACCTCATGTAGTGCATCAGAGTAATCATCACCTTCGCGGATCTCATCGTACTTGATGCGCTCGTTGAATGCTTTAACAGTTGCAGCCAGAAGGTTGTAGTAAGCGTTAGCATTGCGTTCCATGATTTTAATCCTCATTAGTTAGTTAGGTTACATTATAGGGCACTCAAAAGAATACCCTAGGTTTAACCTATCCAGACTAAGAAGCGACTACCCATATTGTTAAAGAGCGGGATGTTTAAAGACGTCGCCGTCTTGATGCTTAATGTAACCTTGTATGCCGTGGTTGTCAATAGTTAATTTAGAGATTTGTCGTGATTACTTCATCGTAATCGTAATCTTCACTGCCTAGATACTCAGTAATGACTTGGTTGTCATACTTAGATACTAAGGTAACTCGGTGATATTCAGTGTCGTAATCTATCAAATAGTGATACACATCAACACCTACGCCAGCTTGCATCATATCATCATGGAAGCGGATAGCTTCACTAGCTGATTCGAAGAAAACCTCATGCTGATACATTGTTTAACTCCTTCATCAAGTCACGTTTCTTGTTAACTGTATCGGTCCAACCTTCGTTCAGGAAGCGGTGATACAGTGCCAACTCGTCATCTGTAAGTAATTCGTTGTTACGAATCATGTAGCATAACAGAGTGAAGAGAACGGATAGTTCACGGTTATTTAATGTCATAGTTAATACCTCATTCAATAAGTAATTAACCACGGCATACATAGGTTATACTAAGCAAATTGTTAAAGAGCAATGCAGGCACTAGTCTCTTCGTACGCCTTACTAGCTGGCTACTAAGCACCTCAGTGCTGCCTACGTGATGAATAGTATTACACTAAGCCTACCTTGTCAACACTAAGTTACCATCACTAAGATAAGCCTAGGTTGTCTCACATATTAGACTAAGGAAAGCAATAGATACAGAGCTAGGATAGTCTAGGTTGGCGAGGTTTCAGGTGTTCCTCCTACTGCATCTTATTATTATTATTCTCTTTCTTTAGCGGTCTACCGACCGCGACCTAATGGCATCTTACATGCTTGCATGTGCAATCACTAAGACAAGACACTAAGACTTACTAAGGTACACTACTAAGATACTACTAAGGTAAGCACTAAGGCTTTAACTAAGGTAGTCCACTAAGATTAACCTAAGCTATCCATCAAGTAACAACCTAAGGTACACATCAGGCTACCGCAGCGACGAACGAAGTGAGGAGCAGTGAGTGAAGCGTAGCGAAACGAACAGATAGCCCACACCCGCCCACCCTGTCAAACGCTCAGGAATGGCCCTAAAACGGCCTGTGTAAGCCCTAAGCGGTTGCACTAAGGCAATCACCTTGTCCAACACTAAGGTGTGCCCTAGCGCTTCCTAGGTGTTCTCCTTGTGTACCACTAAGCGAGTACAAGGTAAGCCCCAGCCAACCCGTCGGAGACGGCCCGCCCAGCCCAATTCCTAGGCCAACCGCTGACCTACCCCCATAGGGGACAACCCGGCGAGGCCGAGGCCGAGACACCTCACACACGCCTATATCAAAATTTTGACTTTGGTTACTTTGTGACCACCTTTGGTTTGCCCTTTGGGTTACACTAAGATTCTTCCTGCTAAGTACAGGTACACCAGCAGTGGTCCATAGATACATGCTGTGCATAAGAGGGCTAACAGTAGGTCTTTCATGTTACCTCCTTTGATTACACTAAGTCGAATCCCTTGGGTTGCTTCAGGTAAGCCTGTACAGTTCCACCAAGAACCTTCTGGCTAGCCAGTGCAGACTCTTCAGTGTCATGTATCTTCCTGAGTACATTACGTTTGAATGGGCCGACTCCATAAGTATGAATCCAAATCATCAAACCTCCTTTGGGTTGCACTAAGGGGCCAACCTAAGCCAGCCCTTGTGTAGACTAAGTGTTACTGCTTCGCATACGATGCAGAGGGTTTACTCAATGCTCTACGTTGTACATCCTTGGCAATGGCATATGCCTGCTTAGGGTCACGTCCTGATTGAATGAGTTCTTCTGTGTTCTGGCGTACAGCAGATTGCTTAACTGATTTTATTAGTGGCATACATCTCCTCTAATTTATCAAGACGATGGCGAGTATAGGCAGCCTCTAGGGTTAGAACTTCACTATATCTCACACCGTACCTACCTTCTTCGAAGGACACAATTCCATACTTAATGGCATCCAACCCTTCAGACTCAAAAGCAGCTACAATATCCTGAGCCAAGACACCGAAGTGTATGCTATCAAGATTCCTCTCTGCTTCACTATTCAAACCATACTGTTTAAAACCAACTCTACTCCAAGCCTTTAACACCTTGGTATTAATACTAGAGATACCGTACTTGTGTTCAGCATCTGAAGTGGTAACAGGGTCACTACCTAGGTATATGGTAGTAAATCGGTTACTGGGTCCGCCAGCAGCAAACTGGTTATCTACAGCAGGCATGATTGGTGCACCTTGGAATAAGTGCTCATTCCCGTTATAAGTGATACGCTTAGCATTACTCGAATTAGAGCCGTGCAAAGTTATCTGTGCACCTGAAGAAGACGAAGTAACTTCTCCACCACAAATAATCAAACGTTGACCAGTTGGGTTGTCCTTTGGAACAGACTTGCCAATAAAACCATACTCACCTTCCATCTGCACTCCAGATCGTATATTGGCACTTGTGCTTGCTTTAATTGTTAAGTGTCCAACTTTAGTATCCTCTGTAACAATGTTATCTGAGAAATACAAAGGTGCAGGGATATTTCGTATTCCATCAGTACCCATGAAAGTAGGTATAGCCTGACCCGGAGTTGCACCATATGTAAACTTACGAGATACACGATTGTCATTTGCAATCTGCATCTTATAGCAGTATATATCAGTAGGGTGTCCGTGCCCTTTAAATGGGTCTTTATCTTTGTTGTCACCATAAGTCATTGGGTTGAAATGGTTTTCACCACCAAAGATATAGTAAATGTAGCTACCTTTAACTACCACCGAACCTACGCCTACACTTGAGTTAACAATGTCACCCTGATAGATTTGGTCTGTGATGTTAACCCATTCAATATCATCTGCATTCCACTTGTTTACATTCAATCGTGCATAGAAGGTACGAGGATAAGATGCCTTGTAACGATCATCTGGTGCACCTGCTTCCCATTCATTTTCTGCACGTTCTGAACCAAACATAATAAGGTCATCTCCTACTTTAGCAAAAGGTAAGGTAGTATGATGAACATTATGTGGAAATCTTAGTGACTCCCAAGTCTGACCTATATCTCTACTACGATGCAAAGAGCTTCCAAGTCTGTCCCCACGAGTACCACGAGTGATAAGGTATAACACACCGTCATAGTACTTGATGCATGGCTCTGACGCATCTGGTTCATACTCAGATGGTATCTGACGACGAACATAATTAGATGGGCTATTGAAAGCATCAGGGAAGTAGAAAAGCCCAACTTCTCGTGGAGCTACATCACCTTGATGATAGCCCATAACAAAGCCATTGTTATCAATAGTAGCAAAGCTATGCACCTCTGTGACACGAGGGATTAGACCAAGATCTGTCTTACGCCATGGAGACTTATGGAAAGAAGTACCCATGTGCCAACTCTTTCCAGCGTTATTCAAATCTGAAGTCTGCTGGTTAGGTGTAAGAACCGTGAAGTTGTCTTTATCTATTACAGTTGCAACAGTCATATCACCTGATACACCTGTTACCGCAGAATTAGAGAAGTTAACAAAATCGCCCACGAATAGTCCGTGATCTGGTACATGTATTGTTGCATATCGCTGATTTGCAGCTTTAGTGATACCACCAGTAAGATGCAGACTACGAGACATAGGACGATCCCACAGTGCACAATTGGTTAGTGCGTTCTTGGCTAAAGTACGTGTTTCAATCATGGCAAACAGACGGTTGCGACATACACCCATACTCATACAATGATAGTTCACTGTAGGGTAATCTGGGTGCAGATCAGTTAACCACTCTGGAGTAGACCATGTTTGACCATCGTCACCGGACTTAACCCATGATATATGCAGACGACTAACACCATGACGGTCGCTACCCATGTAAGGTGCATATATCACATTCTCATATACAAACGCTTTGTCTTGAGGCCAAGCATTGTAATAAGGGTTGTCCGTGATTTTATAGAGTTCACCATTGATAAAACCTTTACTCACATAGTAAAGAGGTTGACCTGCTAAACGTTCCCATACGAAGCGAGTGTTATAGAACCGCTCCATATCAGGTAAAGATGACACTTTGTAAGTAGCACCAGCACCGTCAATTCTCTTACCTGAAGCCATAGCTGCATTTACTGCATCTTGGTCGTTTGTCTTACCATCACCTTTGGCTCCAAAGTCTTTAAGCGATACAACCTCTGTGAGCTTGTCATCCAAGTTACGCCATATTGCACCTGCTATTTTACTCTTGAATTTAACTAATGAAGAACCTAGTCTTTGAATCATGTAACCTCCTTTTCTGAAAGGCTACCATCATGATAACCTTTAAGAAAAGTTGCGCGAAAAGCAGTGCTTACGCACTGACAGTGTGTTTACCTAGGACGTAAACATCTACCTCTATGTCTATTTCAACTTGTGCTGTATGGAACACATGTACTTCTAATCTAGTATCTGACACTTTAGTGATCCAAGCTGTACAAAGTGCAGGTGTACTTAATGATACAAGTGATGCCCACGAAGAATCTAAATCTCCCGTTGAAGGTACTTCTATCTCAATTTTAGTATCTTCACTTTGAACTACACCTTCAAAGGTAACACGCCTTTTAGATAGTAAATTATCTAACAATGTAGCTAGTACAGTGTCTCCGTGTAGTAAGCCAGTTGTCTTTGGTTTAGTTAACTTAGCCATATACTCTCCTATTACTTCCCAAACCTCACTATGAAGATTGGCTAGTAATAGGCCGCTCAAAAGAACGGCACTATCTTATCTCTTCTATAGTGTCCAGTAAATCGTAAGACACTGATACATAAAACTATGTATTAATTATACCCGCTTTCTAGCGAGAGAATGTACAGACCTAATTTTGTAGCGTCAGGCTTACTGAAGCAGACTTTATCGTCCACCTCGTAAACTGCCGTCAGCGTCGGCTTCAGAGGCTTTACCTTTGGACTCTCTGGTAACGCCGTCTGACACCCTGAAGTGGTCAGCGAACCAATCAGCAGGATTGTCGCTAGCATGATTCGCCTCACTTTGTGCCTCCTTCTCTTCCTTCTTTTTCTTAGCGGCAAGCAGCAGGCCAATAAGACCTGCCACCACCTCAAGCACCTTATTCACAGGTGATTACTTGGCATACCACGTCAGTGACGGAACCTTCCGTACCTTCACCTAGGTCTACGCCAAGACCTACAGAAACAAGAGCAAGCACCAGTGCAACCAGTGCACCTACCACTTTCTTAGACTTAAACAGCTTTTTCATTACATCTCCCTTTCCATTGAGCTAACAAGTCCGAGTAGTTCTTCCAGTCATCATAGTTGCCAGCCTCGGCAGCTTGAGCAACCATGCGCTCGCACCATTCAATACATCTTACCATCGTGCACATCCATCACGTACATCAATGTGGGTAAAGGAGTTATACTTACCAATACCATACTTGCCTTGGTATTTACCAGTAAGGTACTTGTGCACTTCAGATTGTAAGATGCCAGACACTTTAATATCAGCAGCCTTACCAGTAAGGTGCATGGAGTTCTTAGCCCCACCCACATTCGCATTATGCTTTGCGCAACGATGACCAGAAGTAATAACTACAGGCACGCCAAAGTGCTCACGCACATCTGTGACTACCTGTAATAACTCAGCATCAACCGTGGATGTACCGCACCCACAACGGCAAGCGAACTCACTACGCTTGAAGTATTTATTGAGCATGATTAGCCCTCTTGAATCTGCTCCGATGAAGTCCATTCAAGGGAGAAGCTAAAGTTGAAAGATCTACCAGCACCCTCGGTAATATGCACACGAACAGGGATGTTGTTTGTGGTTGCTGTCTTGGAGTCGATGTGACCTAGTACAACACCAGAGTCCACCCAAGCCGTGAATGTAGCATGGTCTACTGGAAGGCACTGCCCGGAATCACCCGTTTCACCAACAAGGTTCATTGTGAAGTTGAGTTCATTACCAGATGACTCTGTCTTACGAGTGCAGTTAAAGTCAAAGGTCATACGGCAACGGTATGCGTATGTTCCATCCAGAAGGAGCACAGGTGTTTCGATAACCTTCGTGTCGATACGTGCATCTGCCAGCGTGAAGTTATCCCCAAAGCCACCGCCTAACTCAACATCTACCATGTCGTCAATCTCACGAACAGTGTCACGACCTACCTCGCCTTCTGTAGACACACCATGCAGGTACATCCAGTGTCCGTCACGTTTATCGTCGAGTGCCACGTAGATACCCTTGTTCGGGCCATCTGTAACTAAGACCATTGCACCTTCGTTCTTACCAGACAAATCCCTGCGGTTGATAAGAGATCCCGGTTTTAGGATCTCCGATGCAGGTACAGTAGGTAAGGTTTCGATGGCAACAGTGGCTAGCTTGTTCTTCTGGCGCTGACCAGTAATGCCTAATGCCATGTTGCCTCCTTATCAGACAGGTGTTACTTTCAGGGATTCGTTAGCCAGTGCAAACCACGGGTCTGCTGGCTCGCTGCCAGTAGCAATAGCAATGTACAAGTCATCACCGCCTTTATCTACGCAGACCATAGCGCCCTTCTGCTTGCCGGACAGTTTGGCAATATTCACAGGTGCTTTCAGTGCCTTGATGTCAACCTCCGAGACGATAGGCAGTGGCAGGGCAGTTGCCACAGTCGGAATAGCACGGACGCGGAAAGCGCCACCAGTTACAGTAGATGCGTCGCCATACTTAGCCATATAATACCTCCTTATGCTGGAACGATGATGTTATTGCGGCTTACCTTGATCCAGTCGGAGTCAGGCTTGCTGCCAGTTGAGATGTACAGGTTGTGGTGGAAGTCTAAAACCATCGCACCCTTCTGTTTGCCAGATTTGGTTGCGTCATTCACAACGTCAACACGTTCAGAGATGTGTTCCGTTTCTGGCAGTACCGGAACCATCAGTGCCAGACTGATTGGCTGCTCCTGCTTACGACCCATCTTGCCTGTTAACGGCATCAGGTCATAAGTGTTAGCATGGATAGCATTAGACATTAAGCCTCCTTAGATAAAGTATAATAAGAAAGAGGAAGGAAATAAGGTCGGGACAGGAGTCCCTCCCACTAAGGTGTACCTGTAATACCTAGGGTTTCCTATGTTTACCTATAACTACCTAATACTTACTGTTATTCCTCGGCCTTCCTTCTATAGTGTCCAGTAATTAATAAGTCCTTGAAATCCTTGCAGAAAGTGTATTTCGATTGGCCGATTTACTTCTGTAATTCTGACCGTATACTCTTTGCTGCATAGCCACGGAAGTGTTGGTTACCCTTCGCTCAGTGCCATAATCCCCATAGAGCATCGCCCTACGGAGGTGAGGTGTGTTCATAGCATGGATGTAATCGCGCATCTCCTGCGCTCTGAGGCGATTAATCCGTGTAACCTCGTCATAGTCTATCTGAGAAGTTAATTGCCGTATAGCGCCATACAGAGCGTCTAAGCGGTCATCGTGTCGTAGACTGTTCTTCTCGATCGTGATGTTCGACATTTGATTGAAAAGGCTGTATGACATGCGTAGTTCAAGCGGATAGTGCTGTACTGACTCAAGATCAGACTTGACCATCTCCGCGTTGAAGATTAGCCTGTGGGCCGCCATAAGTGGCTCAAGCGTCTCAATGATACGCAACTCTTTCTGTCCAGTGGCGTAATCCTCTTCCAGAGTCACAGGCCACTCTCGTTCAAAGTATGGCTTTATAACGGCCTCAAACGCGCCATGACCAAAGTTCTTTTCAATGAATACCTCTTTAACACCTGCCCGCTTTGCGGCCTGCACAATGCGATTCAGGGACGATTCGCGGTATCCTCCCGGAACACCAAAGCACTGATACACATAAATGAATGTGCCGTGCAGGAAGACGATAGCCACACCCGTTTCATCCCCGTTCTTACCGCCACCTGCGGGGTCAATATACATAATCTTTCGGGTAACAGCACCCCACTCATAAGGTCGGGCCACAGGGCGATACATAAAGTCTGTAGGCTTATTGCCATACTTCGGTGCATCGCCAATGATGTTAATAGAGTCGTTGCTCCATGTAGGCATCACAGGGACTTCCTCTGTACCGAATGAAGTGAAGATGAGGTTGTTCAGGCGTAGCGGATAGCGGTCAGCATCCATCATGCGAGTGTTAAGCATAAACTGAAGCTGGAACTTAGCCGCACCCTGCGAGATTTCCTTCTCAATCAGCACATCATCATCATACATTTCAGGTGCACAAGGAGCACCACTGTTGCCATCCAAGCCATACCCTGAGCGAAGTGCCGGGTTGTCCTTCATATCCTGCACAATCATAGGTGCAAGGAAGTCACCATAGCATTGCTCCTGCTCCACTGAGGGGTAACGTGCAGTCCAGATACGAACAGAGTAACCACGAGCAGGTAGGTTGTTGTAGATAGAGTTTACGTTCTGAGGTGTACCAAGGTAAATGATATCACCAAATTGGTTGATAGATTCAAACTCCTTGGTCAGTTCCTCAAGCAAGGCACGGCCTGCCGCTGTACGAGCATTCTGCATTGACTCAACGTCATCTGCTAGGATGATATCTGCACGCGCACCCTGCATACCTGCTTCGATTGAGTAACAAGACACAGAAGGCGACTTGTCACTGCCACGTAGGGTGTAATGAATCTCAAATGCCTTAACTGAGGCACGGTCTCCTGCGTAGATGTCCGGTAGCATAAACTCAAGAAAGTCTAGGCCACGGAAGATTTTAACTACCCAACCTGCGATTTCCTCTGCTCGCTTGGCGTTTTGGGATACAACCATGATACGCTTATGCGGTTCATGAATGATACGGAATACTGTATAGATTGCTGATAGTGTTGTCTTAGCGATACCACGAGGCGCTTCGATGAGGCGATACTTGTGTCCGTAGAATAGGAACTTCAAGATATCAGCCTGCATACGAATCAGATGAGGGTTGCCTGCAATTAAATTATGAATAACTGTATCTGCAAAGAGAAGCAAACCTTCCGCCGTATACGGAAAAGTCTGCTGTAACTCCTGTAGCATCTCCCATCTGGCAAGAGCCTCCGCTTGTGATTCTCTTGCCTTAGCCATCAATCACCTGCCTTACAATGTTTAAACACTGTAGCCACACTTACATTTAAGCTCTGTGCTATTTGCTTATAGGTCATTTCTATAGCTCTTAGTTCTTTCATCTTAGAGTACAAAGTAATATCTCCTTGTATGTCTCCATGGTATTTATGCAGTATGTTTTCACTAGCAGTACACCACTCTAAGTTATCTTTAGCATTATTCAATTTATTGCCATCTTTATGATTAACTTGAGTATGATGTGGTAGCTTCTTACAGAATTTAGTAGCAATAATGACGTGCAGATAGAAGAAGCGCTGCTTACCTTTTAGCATCAAACCGATACGTGCATAGCCTTTATGGTTAACACTAAACCGCATAGGTTGTTTTCTCTTACTAAGAATCACACCTTCTGGTAGTATTGTATATCCTTCCTCCTCTATCTGCTTTATCATCTCTTACTCCTCTTTTGTGAATTGAATAATCTTGCCACTTGATGCCTCTCGGATAGCCTTGAGGCGCTTAGATAGCTTGGACTCCTCCTGCTGTGCAGCAGGTGTAGCGGTAATACCATTATCAAGAACCCACTTACACATAGCTCCAATGTCTTTACCAGAGACTAAATGCAGTGCTGCATCTGGGTCTTCTTCTATAGTATCCAGTATTGCCTGTGCTTTCTTATTAAAGATTTTGGTAATAGCACCATGCAGGATGCCAACCTCATCTTCTGTAGCTGCATGTTTATTGTGGACGCTCACGGTTCTTCCTCCATAGTTTAATCTTGGTATAAAACCAGTCTCCAATTTGCAACACGGTATAAATGAATGTTGCTATTAACACCCAATTATCCCAACTGATACCGAGGAAGTACCCACCTGAGACTAATGCAGGTGGCGCAAGCTTCACACCACTATCTACCAGTTCGGAGTTAATCATCTCACCTCCTTACACTAGTTGTAGCTTCATACTTACGACACACTCAGGTAATGGCTCACTGAAAGTGATAGTAGACCCTACGATTTCATAAGCATTATTAGGTTGATACAGGCCATCCAAGTATACATCAAGACGTTGGAAAGCCGTTACAATGTCGATAGATTGTGTACCTTCACTCACTGCTTGTGTAAAGAGGATAGTATCCGCACTTGTAGGTGGGGTTAAGCGACTACCGATAAGCACATAAACTTCATCCCCAGCCTGTAATGGCTCGGACAGGGTTATAACATCATACCCCACTGATACTGCACCTGCTAGTTCATGCTGGAATACACCGTTTATAAACACCATAGCATCATCAAATGAGTAAGGTGGTCGAATGATTTGTTCTCCACCGGAGGCGACCATATACCAAGGAATAGTGCGATGAGATACACCAGACACCATTCCTCTCTTAATACCAGCAATCTCTATATCTTGTGCAGAGTTCCAATCAGTATGCTTCTTGTCGATAGCATCTAGCTGTGATTTATTTACTGCATCTTTTGGATTCTCACCATCAGCTAGGTCAGTAATCTTATTGCCGCCCCAGCTTACATTCTGCTTAATGAAGTATCCTTCTGGATAAAACCCATCAAGTAACTCCTGTGTAATCTCCAGTATATGAATGAAAGAACCATTTAAAGACTTCATATCCAAGGTAACACCACGGTCAAACTCAGCGTATGGATATTCCTTTTGTACTTCCCTTCGAATACGGAACTTCAAACCTGCAACGGGTGCTACATCAAAAGTGATTTGATGCGTACCAGTTAATTGCCAGCCAGATGTAATCTCAATCCAAGTGTTACCTTGAAGAGATTCCACTATCACATCTGAGGCACGAAGATAGCCTTTATCCCTGCCAGCAAAGCTAAAGGGATAGGTTACTTGCGTACCGTTGGCTATATGTTCTGTGAAAGTATAACTCATCAATCCTCCAGTTCATCTAAGCCATAACGCAATGCGTTTTGGACACCTATTACATTAGTCAGTGGCACAAGACGAAGTGCTCGCTTAGCGATATCTACACCTTCTGTGTCACCTTCTGCATACTTCTTGATTGAGTTAGCCAGATTCACTGCATCTGCACCAACGCCAACCAGAGGTATTTGGTCAATTAGACCTTTACTTTGGAAGCCTGCTTCATAACGTGATTGAATGAGTTCGGAAGGTAGAACACCTAGGCCGCCTAAGAAATCTCCACCTAAACTAAATACAGCAGTTGTACTCATCATACCCATCGCACCAAAGGCTAATCCTTTAGGTGATAACTTCTCTTCCAGATATTCCTCTTGGTCTTCTCGTCCAATAGAGTTCACATAGGCTTTCGCTGCATACACCATTGAACCTAAAGCAAAGCCAAAGGCTGTCTTCTTAGCAAGACCAATCTTATCGTGGCGAATGCCTCGACCAAATTGCTTCTCACCAGATACCAAAGAGAAGGACTTAAGCTGTGCAAATGTCTTGCCTAATGCTTTGTTCATCCAGATACCTTCATCACCAATGAAGTTACGCTGAATGATTAAACCGGATTTACGACGAATAGCATTAGCTAAAGTCTCACCCATTGCATAGGGCATTGTATCAAAACCAAGCAAACCCGAACCTTTAGAGTTGGCATCGTAGTGTCTCTGTAGGTTATTCATGAACTCTTGAGTAAGACCAAGTTCTTCCAGTTTCTTCTGAGGAATAACCTTCTTACCTTCAAGGTGGTCAATGAAAGATAGGGCTATTTGCCTATTAGTCATTCGCTCCAGAGAACCTTGAGCCATGCGGAAGAGTGATAGGTTTGTCTGAGCACGACGTATTGAGTTCATGGATTGGTCAAAGTGAGCCATCATCCCTCGCACTGTGGTTACATCACCAAACTCATCAGGACGCGCACCCTTGGTTGTTAACCAATTATCCTCACCAATGTAGCCTACCATTCGCTCTACTTCTGCCAAGTTCTTATCTCGGAAGAAGCCATCGCCATTACGCAAAGCCTTAGAGGTGAAGCGAAATTGCTTACCTAAAGCCATAGTGGTTGCAGCAACACCAAACTCACCCATGAAGTTAGCAAGTTCACCTAGCTGTGCGAATCCCATCTGGCCTAATCTGAGCACACCTGTGATATCACGACCACGGCGCATCATCTTAGTAGATACAGCTTGTGGGTCTGCATCAATGGATTTACCCATAATCAGGCGAAGACCTTCTCGCATCTGACGAATCTCTTCATCTAATGCTAAGCTAGCCTTGCTATCCTTAGCCGCGTTTCGTGCATTTCGCTCTACAAGGTCAATTGCATTAAGTGCAGCCTGATAGGTAGAGAACCCTTGGCGGGCCAATGCAGCGCCACCTGCTGCCTCCTTCATATAGTTATCTGTTAGCTCTTCTACATTGGTATTCATGAAATCACGCATACGAATGCCATTATACTCTTGAGTAACATCTAAACCTAAACTCATCTTAGCTCGGTTGGAGATATTATCTCTGGTCTCTTTATTGTCCAGAGCTTCTACCATCTTTTCAATCTCTTCATCACTAAAGCCAGCCTTACGCATGATAGCTTCATATTCTGCCTTAGTCTGACCTGACATTGCCTTTTCAAAACTAAGCTGTCCAGTTAAGGTAGCATCAGCAACGCGATTTACCTGTGCTCGTGCAATCTCATCTGCTGCTTCCTTTGGAATCTTACGAGCGCCATTCTGGTAAGCGCGAGAGAATAACTCAATGATATCCTCTTTATCGTGCATATCAAATTGACGTCTGGCCTTCATACTATCAAAAATATCAGGCATGTATCTGTCATCAGCTTTGGCCTTCTCAAAACCCGCTTCACCAGAGCGTTGACGTAAAGCCAGTGCCTCTCTGTACATAGTCTGTTGTCCCTCAGCCGCCATGCGGATAGACTTAGGTGTAGACTCGTCCATGCCAATACGTACTGCCTCCCACACCTTTTCATTGTATTGCTGTACATAATGAGAGTTGGTATGCCCTGCCACGGGGTTGATATTATTCTCTTTAAGCCACAAATCAAACCCATCATTAAAACGGTTCATATCAGCAGATTTCAGACGGTTCAAATTAGTATTCTGCATGAGACTAGCAGATGCCTTCTGCATACCTAAGCCTTGCGGAGACTCAAACAGGCGAGCACCTAGGCCACGTACACTTGCATCCTGAGAGGAATGCACGACAGTACCAAGGGCAGACATAGTTCCGGCCCAGCGGCGAGGCGTCATATCAATCGCATTACCTTCTCGCTGCAAGGTTTTCAGTAAGTCTTCACCTTTGCTGGAGATATCGAATGCACCCTCAGTGAGAATCTCTGCGCCCTTAACACGCATCGCACCGATACTGTCATCGGCAACGGCACGAACATAGCGGTCTCCTGCGTCTGCACTGCGCACAACGCTCGCAGCCCTGTCATCCCCTTGCTCACTGAGCTTAGTGGCCCTACCACGCGCTACAGCGCCAATAACACCACCCATAGCCATACCTGAGCCTAGTGCTACCATAATGTCATCTAAATCACGAGTCATGTCGCCTTGGACCAATACGGCTTCAATAGCGGCATTACTCACGCCAGCGGCGATAGCACCACGCACAGCACGGCCTACGAGACTAACTTTAGCTGCACCTCCAGTTGGGATAGAGGCAACCCAGCCAACAGGGTCAAGCACAGCAGCACCAATCGTCGCCACAGAGCCAGCCCAGCCAGCCTGCGCAATACGTTTATTACGCTCAAGGTCTTCATCAGCGTTCTGAATACGGAAGTTTAATTCATCCTCAGAACGAACACCCTCAGTGATTGTCTGCATCATATCCGTGCCGTATTTGAAGCGAAGAGCTTCACGTTGCTCTGGTTGGATTTCAAAGTCAGGTTGAGGTGTGAAATCAGCAGTGGCACGGTCATACCACCGCTTACCTCCGAATGCCAACCACTCATTCTGGAAGGCAGCACCTACAGCACCTAAGATATCAGCGTCAGCTTTAGCTTCAAGAACTTGCTCTTGTAACTCATTACGCTGGCGTATCGTAGGAGCCGATACCGGAGCCGCCTCAATAGAAAACGGCTCAGGAGTAGACTGGACATATCCAGCCCAATTAGTCTTAATATCTTGTTCCATAGTTCCTCCATAGTGCCTATCATAAAGACCTGTCTCACATGTGAGACAAGCCTTGAGTTAGGTACTACAATTTAACTTTACCTACCTTAGAATCTTTAGCTAACTTGGTAGGTGCAGCCTCATAAACCTGATACCAGCCATCAACTCCAATACGTTTATGCGTCCACGCAGAAACAGAACCTGCCGGCATAGGTCCACCAAATTTAACCCACATAGAGCCATCTTCCCTCGTCTCCACTTCTGTGATCTTAGGTACACCACCAGCAGCTGCCATATTGTATGCCTCAGCGCGTCGCTTCAGTAGGCCCGGAATACGTTTACCTTCACTTGATGCAGTGCCCAGCATTTCGATAAAGCCTTCCGTAAGCTTACCAGCTTTGAATGCAGCAAGAGCACGCGGTGAGTTCTGGATTCCACCTTTACCTAAATTGTAGGTTAAATCCATCAAGCCACGTTGCTGTGCAGGATGCATTTGGTCAAACGGAATCTTCCAGTCGCGAGTAGGAGGCACATGCTTCCTAGCATCTTGCTCCATAAGAGCGCGAGCCTTACTATCTGTAAGCTGAGACATAGACCCTCGATAGGGAACTAGTTCATCGCCAATCTTAATATACCCGTTTCGCTTCTCTTCTTCCGTTAAGAAATGACCGTAACCGATAGACTCCCCGTGAGCGTCTTTATATGGAGTAAAGGTTCCAGTTGCCTTATTAAAGCCAACTTTATCTTTATTCTCATCCATAGCTAGCTTGTCATAGAATTTTTGCATATTGCCTCGATAGTTAATCTCGAAGTTAGAAGGTAGATTCTCCCCAGAAGCAAAAGCAGAAGACATGAGGAAGTTAGCTAGTCCAAATTTACCAATATCTTTGGCAGTTGGCTTAGCTGGCATTGGTTCTTGTGCACCGATATCTGTACGATAGGGATGAACATACTCGCCTTTATCTCGTTCTTCTACTTTCTTCTGATAGGCAGAATCCAGTAGTGAAGTGGTATCCAAAGAAGTTACAGGTATTACTCCAGAAAGAGGGCGACCTGCTGCACCAGCACGAATCACAAAAGTTCCTTTCTGTTCATTGTAATCAATGTACACATCATCCTTAGTTTCCCACTCTTGAAGCTCCTTCTTCAATTCTGGCATCTGTGTTTCTACATACCTACCAAGCGCCAGAGGGACATCGGTAGGGTTTACACCTTTCCCAACTGACATAAGCATATCAGATGCAGAAGTGTAATCACCTTTAATGAAATAGCCACCGGAAGTCTTTGCATCCTCTGATTGAGTGTAGCGTTTATTGCCCCAAGTAATTAAAGCCTTCTTGATAGAATCCATGTTACGCATACCGCTAGACCACAACATATTGGCTTTAGCTCGTAACTCTTCTTCCGCAATAGCTTTACCTAAGTCTGACACTTCGGTTTTACCATCAAACCAGCCAGCACCAGATACCTCATCCAGTGCATCTCCAATAGCTGAGTTGAACTTCTTGGTTTCCTTCTCAGTACGAGAGAATTTCTGCTGTGCTTCACGCGCAAACCTTGCAGCTTGCAAAGGTGTCTCTCCCATTTGTAGTGCAGTGTTGTAGTTATCCATGTAGCCATTCACCATGTCACCAAAGACACCTCGGCTCTCCTCTGGTAACTGTTCCCACAACTGGCGAATAGTCATCAACTCCTGTGGTTCGCCCTTGGCAAAGTGCTCAGGCGATAGCATAGATTCCATGGCTTTGATACGAGACTCAAAGGTATCATCCACTAAACCTTTGGAGTTCATGAATTGCAGGCGCTGCACTTCCACTGCACCACGAATAGCTTCAGCCTCTTGACTGTAAGGGTCCAAGCCACGTTGTTTGATTTGCTGGTCTGCATAAAGTTGGCTATCCTGTTTGATAACATCAATGTAAGCCTTCTTCTCTTTATCAGTCTTACCTTGGAAGCCCGTCAGGCGGTCGGAGTAAAGCTCACGTCGCATATCCTGCATTGCACCTAGCTCTGCATTCTGCTTAGCCCGTTGGCGCATCAGTGCCTCTAACTCTGGATTAGAGAAGACAGAGTTACCTGTCAGATTATTAATGTGCTGTGCTCGTTCCAATAATTCTTCATCAGTTAAATCGCCTGCAAGGTAGGATTCTTTAACTTCGAAAGACATACGAGTTACATCAGCTACATTATTCCTAGCCCAAACTGCATTACCACTAGTGATGGCTGTGATAAGCTGTGGATTCTTAGCATAAACAGAAACACCCTTATCGTCCTTCACATACTTCAAGGCTTCAGCCATGCTAACATCACCGCCTTGTGCAAGTGAAATGGCTCGCTGGACTAGCTTCTTGTGCATCTGTTCAGGCAGTAAGCCTTGAGTCAGACCTTCGCGGATTCGTTCCTGTAAAGCATAGCCAGAGGCTTCAGGGTCAATATTAGAACCCCAAGTAGAAGCCACCCGCCCGTCAAAGGTGTCCTCACGGTCTGCTTGTTCCCGGTCAAGTTTATGCTGGGTTCGTGTAGCCCAAATCTGAGGCTGCTGTTCTTGGAAGACATTAGTGACCATACGCATAGTATCTTTGTCACCTTGCAACTCAGGGTATTGCCGGAACAGCTTATTCTGCATCTCATTACGAGAGTCAACCATAAGTTGTGTCCACTCGTCATCCGTTCCTTGGAAACGAGTAGCCATGTCTTTCATTCGTGCTGCTTCATCATTAGCTAGCAGTTGAGCTTTGACAAGCATGTTAGCACGAGCGCCACCACGAGTTGCATCCTCAGAGGGCATTAATCCATTATATGCCCGTTCCATTTGAACAACCTTATCTTCCTCAATCTTCTGATTAAGGATACCAGTGGTAACATCAGCCACGCTGCTGGCTGCACGAATAAGGTCTTCGATAAACCTACTACCGGAGGTAGAAGCCACGCCAGCCTCCACACCTCCCACTTGTTGAGGTGCAAAGGTCATGACATTAGGAGAAGTGGCCTGCACTTGTGGCAGACCCTGTACTGCTTGTCGCTCAATTGCCATTAAATACCTCTTGTTCCAGATGAATATGTACGAGAATCAGTTAAGGCTTTACCTAATGCCTTGCCAGACTTACTACCAGTCACATAGGCAGATGCCAGACTTGGAATACCTTGAACCAAGGTACTCATAGCAGAAGGTTTCTTAAACTCACGCATCTGCATCTGTCCACCGCGTTGGATAGACTTAAGCTGATTAGTGAAATTAATCTTCTGATTCTCATAGTTATCAATAATTGTACTCTGGTTTCTGCCGCCATCTGCTGCTAAGTCGTTAAGCATAGAGGACACAGAATTACCACCAGTACCAGTAGCCCCAGCAAGTAATGCAACCTGCGCTCGCTGCTGTAGCAGTGAAGCCTGATTACTGATTGCATCTGCATGATATTGTTTAGCAGCAGAACGTTCTGCGTCTGCCACTGTCTTGTACGCTTCTTGTGTAGCAATAAGCTGCTGCCGCCATTGCTCTTCTTGTGCTTTCTTCATCGCCTTGGCTTCATCACGACCGCCAAAGAGATCACCAATCAAGCCTAACCCTTGAAGGCCAGCACCAAGAAGGCCAGCATTAGAGAAGCCAGCAGTGGAGCCGCTTAGGAAGCTACCTAGTGAACCTAGCAAACCTCCGCCACCTGCGGCAGCACCTCCAGCAGCGGCTGCTGCGCCGCTACCTGCAAACATACTACCAATAGAAGACATACCAGACATAACGGCTGAACCTATAGCCATTAGACCCTCCTTTTGGTTGGATTGTAGCTCCCTTCCCATTCAATATCGCGGAGCTGGAATGTGTGAGGTGATTCTACAATAATACGATAAACAGCATCCGTACTCTTAGCTCTCAGTGGGAATCTGAAGACACCTTCTCTTGGTTCAACATAACCTACTGTATTGTTGAGAGCACCACCTATACGGTTTGACGCTAGCACCCTGCGTACTTTACCACTCTTCACATTCTTAACCTCCACGGAGAAATCAGGGTACATATCAAGATTAAGGTGAACTAATCCCACAACAGGTACATCAATATAGGATACACGGTCTTGCCTGTCTCTGATAACTACAGGTGTAGGTTCAAACTCTTGAGGGTAAATCTGACCAACAATAACCTTCGCTTTTACGTGGTTATCATCATGCATATCAAAGGTTGTAGACAGGGTGTTATCACCGGGGTTGTATTTGAATAGGAAAGAACCACCAATATATGAATCCCATCCGTCTATTAAGATGCAATCCAAAAGCTCTGGGTTAGTAGGAGTCCAAGGAAGCGGTTCAGACACCCATTCGTCTTCTGCTTTAAAATGCTTGAAGACTAACTCTGCTTGCCTATCCATTCTAATGCGGTCATTCAAACCATAGGTTAATGCATCACCCATGTCCATCTTCTCTAGATATACGCCATCTCCTCGCTCAAGGAGTAGATAAAGTAACTCACCAGAATAAAATATACCTCGCACCTTTGTACCTACAGGCCACTTCCATACATGCCATGCCGATTGTACACGGTCTGTCCCTTGCCACAACCAATCGTAGCAGTAAATTATGTTACGATACTTATCAGTAGTGACAAGTAGCCTATTGACATTGGTGCTTGCTGCCATGTTGGTAATGTTACCTTCGATAAGTTTATTCACATGACTTGTGATTGCTTGTGCCTTCTTAGTGTCACTATAAGAGTCTGTATAGAACTCTCGTACACCAGAGTAAGAACCATCATTAGTAGCAAACATTACTGATTCACCAGTTACTACTGGCTTCACTTTATTGTTCACTTCAAATGTTGTAACAGGCTTAAGCAATGCATTTGACTTCTCTAAAGGCTTATCGCCTGGCAGTATGAATTGTGACTTATCAGAGAACAATACAGTAGCGCCATCTAAGGTCACTGCATGTTTTAGCTGATAAACTTCACTCGCATCTGAGAAAATATCAAATGGGTCAGTTGCCAATGCAGAGATAACCGTATAACGAAAGAAATCGAAGAAGTATGATGTACGAGAAGCAATAACCGCTTCACCTGCTGTAAAGCATAGGCGGTTCTGCACCATGAACATTCCACCTATTGTCTGGGGCACTTCCTCATCAATAAAAGAGGGCATAGGGTTAGTCAAGTCATCCCCTACTTTACGATCTTCCCAATCACCTTGTCTTATCTTGAATTGAGCTATGCCGTCAATAATACCTGTACGTTCAATAATGTAAGGCATTGTGCCTTTATCAAACCCAAGTAATACATCAGCAGCTATTGTTTCTTTCCAAGACACAAGGTTCCCCTCTTTAGGCTCAGCTTGCAGCCAGTAACGAGACTCAGGTTTGCTGCCAGTAGGCCACACTTGCACTTTATAACCAGCAGGCGCACGAGAAGGGAGTAGGTCAGTAGAGCTAACTTTATTCTTGATAGCCACTAAATCCTTACCTTTTGCACCATCGGTAGTTGTTACTGTGAAACTTGTACCATCGCGTCTCTCTATAAATATACTCGTACCATCTCTTTGTATTTCATAGTCGCCTACACCACTCCATTGCTGTAACTTGGAGTACAATTCAGAAGTGATACGTTCCGTTCGGATTTGTTCAACATGTTCTGCACTCCCACCGTCTGGTGTTTTAAAACTAGCAGCTGTAGTTCCATTAATTATGATAGAATAAGATGTACCGTATTGACCATATGCACAAAACACAATGGCTTTATCTCCAACTTTAGGTGACTTCCTATTATTAACTTTAACCACTTTCCTACGGTTAAGCATAAAAGTAACATCAGCTATAGTCATGAATTGCACATCTTCCCTAGGGTTAACAACTTCAGAAAGGTAGGTCATAGGTGCATCTTGAGAGGTGACATTGCACTTGCGTCCATGCTTATCAAATATCTCTGGCACTTGCCCTTTCTTTAAGGTGAAGAAATACTCTTCATCACCCTCGCCTCTGCGATAATGGTGCGTTGCCATATTATCTGTACCTTCATCCAAGAGCTTAGCAATGTGAGTTGTACCCATGCGGGATTGAGTCCCATTCACTACATCAGGGACCATGTTCACCATAGTCGTGCATTGACCATCAAGACGTACTGCTGGAGGTTGCTGGCTAATCCCTTGGATTTGCCTCCCTAATGAACCTTGTACTTCCATTAACGATCCTCCCACGGACGAAGTGCCCAACTGTCATATGGTGAATGAGAGTAAGCAGGTACATTCTGAGAACCACCTGCCATAATACCGAACTGACGCTGCGTAGGATTATGCACAAGCATATTCAATCGCTTTTGTGACATTTGTTCTGATTGCACATCCATTAGAAGCTGAGTGGCAATCTGCTGTGCAGTGGCTAGCTTAGTCTGATCTGCATCCTTAGACACAATAAATTCTACAGCAGCTTGATAGGCAATAGCCTGCATTACACTAGTAGGTAGATGCTCATATGGAAGTAAGGTAAGTAAGGTAAGACGAATCATACCATTAGCATTCACATGCTTACGCATATCAAAGGTATGACTCCATGTAGAGTAGAGCTTACCTGCTCGCATAGTCATGGGTACTTTCTTCTCACCCAAAGCATAACACTGCAATACTGCTAGGCAGTTGTTAGGTAGATTGACTTCACCATTGGTATCAGGTGCAATCTGCCAGTTTGGTTCACGATTGAACCACCAGCCACCTCCTTTGTTGTACTGGAATCGCTGGGATACGATGTCGATCATCTTGCTTGCATCTTCTGCGTCCAAGTCACCTGAGTCGAGAGAATCCACACCCTCACGACCAATAGCTCGCATACACAAGTTTACCGCTTCCAGCTTACTATCAATAATCTGGAAGGCCACATCTTCCATCATATGTCCTACTTTACTGGTTTGTCTAATTACAGGCATGAATCCTCCTAACAAAAAAGAACCCTACCTACGCAAGGTAGATAGGGCATAGGTATTACTCAGTAGGTTTCATTGCAGTCGGCTTAATGTCATTAGCCATCACTGCACGAACAGCAGCAACCAAATCTTCGGCGGATACGCCAGCAGAACGAGTGCTCATTTCAGCAGCACCAACACCTGCTGCACCTTCAAGGTACTGTTTGGTGTAGATAGCCTTACGGCGAGCACGACCAAGAACCTGAGCGTGGTCTGCAGCACTGGTCGCAGTTGACACCGGATTACCGTTGGATTCACGGTCAGTAGTAACTACGGAAACAGCCTCCCAACGGTCTGGGATTGCACCCTCAGACATAAAGGTATCGATGTAGTAAGTCTTCTCTTTCTTCTCGTAGAAGATGTCACCAGTCACGTCAATGGAACGACCAACCAGCAGTGCATCAGCAGTGAACAGAACAGCAACAGCACCGTTCATCTCTGCGGTCGGATCGTAGCGGTAGCCATTGTCTTCATTAGACAGCAGGTGATGCGCTGCACCAGCAGAGTATTTCGGGAAGCGGTTAGACGGAATCACAGGGCAGTTGAAGGATTTCAGAACGAAGCCCTGAATGGTTGCACCGGATTCGCTGATTGTGTAGGACTTATCAACAATGCGGTCTGCATCACGCAGGCAGTTGAAGTATTTCCACGGCATCAGGATTGCAATATCGGAAATATCAACCTCCTGTTCTACCTGATTTTCAAGTGCCATTTCAACAGCCGCCATCACATACTGTGGGTTAGACAGTGCTTCACCTTCGTTAATCTCTACGTTTACGGAGAAGCCGTGACCTTTAACACGAGGCTTGCCACGTTTCTGCGAGGTGTTGCTCAGGCCTCCCAGCAGCATCTGCTGAATAAGCATCTCGTCTTCCATCTTCTTAAGCTGCTTAGCTTGGTTGGTAGCCAGCTTCGGTTTCAGGCTGTCAATATCCCCCTGTACATCATGCAGGTGTGCAACGGTGTTACGAGCGATAACAGTGGCATCAATTACCAGTTGGTTTTTATCGACCTGAGTGGAGGTTGCAGACGGAGACTGACCCGGAGCAAGAACTTGCAACTCGGTTTCACCCAAGTACTTGTTGCTTACAGTGTTAGTACTAGTTACAGTCTGAACATCAAAGTAGCTCATGATGTTCTCACCTTTCAGGTACTGCTCATTTACCTTACCATTGAATTTCTCAATGAGCAGGCTGTCTACCTCACCGGAAGCGGAGACTGCAACGTTGGTCAGAGTATTCGGTGTAGACATTAATAAACCTCCTTAAAAATCAAATTGATAATTTAGGGAGACATTTCTCCCTTCTATAGTGTCCAGTAAATACTGATTAAAGTCCGCGAGCCATACCAGCGCGGCGGCGAGCATCCAGTCTAGCCTGATACTCAGCAGCAGCTTTCTTGTCTGTGCCGAAGCGAGAGCTAAGGGTCATCATCTCACGCAGGTACTGCTCACGCGAGAGTGGGCCGTTGTCTTCTGATGCGGCAGCAGGTGCAGATGGTTCAATCAGGCTTGGCTTGTCATCACCTTGTGCAGTCTTACGGCGGCTCTCCAGTTCACGCACAGCGTATTGCTGAAGGTACTGGTTGCCAGATTCCATCACCGCATTGAATGCCATTAGTTCGTCATCAGACAGCGCTTCAAGTGCCCACGCCTCAAGACGGGACCACCCTTCTTCACCACCAATTTCCTTAGAAACATCAGAGAAGCGTTGGGTATTAGCTGCTTCCAATTCTTTAGCTGCGTTGGCTTCTTTTAGGAAGAAGGCTTCATTTTGAGCCTTAAGGCCTGACAGGTAAGCATCTACCGCAAACTTGCCAAAAGCATCATACAGTTTCTGCTTGGTTGCATCAGACAGCTCAAACTTGCCATCTTTGGCATAGAGTTCCTTGGCAACCTGCTTAGCATCAATACCTTTCTCTTTAAGGCTATCAGTAACATCCTGTGGTATATCTACTGTTACTTCATATTCTCCGAAGAAGTATTGCACTTCCTCAGTGTCGGTCGTGGTATCATCTGGCTTAGATTCACCATTCTCTCCGTCATTGTCTCTCGCTTCTGAAGGCTGTCCAGAAGTTTCTCCTCTGGTGTCTTCAGCAGATTGTGTACTAGCATTGTCATCTTGTACATTAGTGCTAGTATCAGCATGAACATCATTAGTAGTAGCATCAGTTGATACCCCCTTGGTTTCTACCGGATTGTCTTCAGCAATAGGATGAGTGGTTGACGGTTCAGTAAATGAGAAAGACATTACGCCTCCTTAAGTTCTTGTTGAATTACACCCGGAATGGCCTTAGCCACACCCTCTTCAAGCATCTGTGCTTGCTGTGCTTGCATCTGCGCTTCCTGTTCTTGCTCCATCTCTTCAGTCGATTTAAGGAATGGCAGTTCAGCAGAGATTTGACCACGTACCCAATCCATGTAATCAGGCCACTTCACAGCAGCTAGGACAGGCTCAGGCCATTGCAAAGGCAGTGACATGTACTGAGCGAAGTTTGCCAGCTTATCCAGTTCAGCCATGCGCCCTAATGCTTCAATGCCTGTGATAATCACAGGGTCAACTAGGTCACTAGTGAATGAATCACCTGCCTCCAGCAGACCCCACATCGCTACTGGCGATTGCATAGTAGTAGCAAAGAGGGAATATACACCGCCCATGTTCTGCTCAATCTCTAACGCATCTCGCTGGATTTCTACAGCAGTAACACGTTCGGCATCACGGCGTGTCATCGTCTCCATCATGAATACGACACCGATACGGCGAGTGTACACCTCTAAAACCGCACTAATAGGTGTGAGGTCTGCATACTTACCTAACTGTACAATATGGATGTCTTCTTCTACACCAGTGACAACCTCACCAGTACCAGAGTTAACAAAGTGGTCAACATCAGTCTGAGCACCCGGACGAATCAAGTACTTAATATCTGCCATCAGTGCAGCACCACGGGCAACTGCTTCAGACAGGAATTGGATAACGAATAAATCACCGGAGTAATCCTCTGCTAAAGGACGACCCCAATCCTCACCATAGCTTCGCTTCCAAGTTAGCGGAATAAATGGTAACTTTTCTGATTTGATTTTACTTACCTTACCAACAGGGATATCATCAGCAGATTGCTTGAGTTCCCAAAAACCCTCACCAAGATACTTAGCATGTGTGTACAGCTTAATGCTGTCATCTTCCTTGCATTTCTTACCTTTCAAGCCAACCTCTACTACAGCACGTGTAGCAGGGTCAAATGTACGCAAGGATTTTTCTTGCAGTAAGATAATGTCTAACAGGTCGCCATTAGTGTCACGGTTAACTACGTAGTGATGCATTGGGATAGCACTGATTGCACCTTTACTCGGCTTGTACAGCATACAGCTACCAGCAACAATAAGATGCTTGAATGCTTCTACTACAGCAGGCCGGAATTGACGTTGCTCTAATTCTTTCATTGCCCGTGTTTCTACTTGAGCAAAGATAGTCGCTAGCTCTGTCTTCTTCAAGCCACGCTGATTAAGAACCTTCTCACCTTGTGCAGTTAAGTCTACACGGAAGAAGGAACGCTGTGCAGGGAATAGCACTTGCGCTAGCTTGTTGGCTAGATGGTTAGTTGCCTGAGCACCTACACCTTGCCATCCATTCTGCGAAGTCTCGTTATCACCTTTGTCATTCATCAGATAGGGCAAGGTTAATTTGGAGTAATGCTTCGCCCTATCAAGGAAAGAGCTACGTTTATTGGAGAACTTCTCCCATAGCTTAGGTATCTTAGACCGCTTACCTCCATACTCCAAATCTGTGCTCTGTTTCATATTACACCTTCAAGCTAGAAGCTACCGGACGGACAAGACCACGCTTGCCTTTTGCAGATGCAGTGGCATCATCACCACCTGCACCAATCTGAATATCTTCAGCTTCAGTCTCAGGTTTGCGCTCAAGCTGCTGTGCTGGAATTTTAGCTTCAATACGTGGTGCATCTTGAGCAAGACCGATAGCCTTAAATGCTTTCTTTACAACACCCATGTTATCTCCTTAGAACTTCAGGTTGTACACAGTGCCAAACGGTTCAAAGCCAAGTCGCTTATACATACGTCCGACACGTTCTTCATTAATACCAGAGGCGATAGACAGGCGAACCTCAGAGCATTCATTTTCATTAGCCCATTGTTTAAGAGCCTTGATAAGACGCATACCGAGTAGTGTCCCTCGCTTCTCTGGTATAATGTAAAAGAGAATGTCAGAGGCAACTCTTACAGGTGTCCAAGGTGCTAACTCGTGATAGCCAGCCCACAGGAATCCTACAATCTGCCCTTCATCTACAGCAACCCATAGGAATAAATCTTCTCTACTAAGAGATGCACAAAGGTTATGTGCACTTTGTTCTGCATTCCATGAGGCTGAGTGGTGGGCTACCACCTTGACTTCCTCTTCCACATAACTATTCCCAAGGTTTATAATCTCAGGAATATCTAGGAAGGAAGCTGGACGTATCATTGAACCACCAGTTGTGCTCTGACACAATCCATAATGTAACGCTTCACTTCATCAACGATTAACTCTTCATGAGTCTTAGTCACCTTCGGAGAAGAAGGCTTGAGAATCATCTCAAGCATCTCCATTCCATCAAATGAAATCGTCGGTTTCTTCTTCGTCTGTACCATAGAGTTCTTCAACCTTCTCTTGTATAGCTTCTACAGAAAGACCAAGTTCTTCTGCATCAGCCAATAAGTTATACGGCACTTCCATGCCACAGGATAAAGTTTCGAAGATAGCCTCTGCCACCTCAACGGCACGAGTTGCCTTCATGGAATCAAAAGAAATCTGGTTCATCTTTGTCATGTCTTAATTCTCCCGCTTTGGGCAGACGAATGTTGCCCTTGCTTGAATCCTGAAGACCTTTTACTTCAAAGATTTTACCAATGACATTCAATCGTCCGCCATGTTTAATATCGTGGAACATCTGTTCTGCATCTGCATGAGTCCACCCTTTACCTAACATAGCTTTGATTGTCTTGCCCCCTTTCCATTTGAAAATGAGGTTAGCTACCTTACCTTTGTACTTGCCTTTACCTTCTTCAAAGCCAATACAAGTAAGGTCATAAGTTACCTTACGTACTTCTTTAGTCTGACGATAACCTTTATGTCCTGCTTCATAGTCGCAGTCTAGTTTAAACACAGCACCCTCTCGGCCTGCGTCTATTTGCTCTTGCGCAAACGCTTCAACTTCTCGCTCATTATGGCAAGGAGTAATAGGAAGGATAGCGTTGTTCCCGCTAAGATGAGGGCCGATGCGACGATGTAAAGCATCGTAACGTTTGAGATAAGAAACATCAGTGAATCCATCATGGAATGCCTTAATAGTTAACATATCGAAGAAGTCGATATACAGGTTGTCTTTAATCTGCTGGCCTATGTAATCAAGTGGCTCTGTCCGATTAGGGTTTACCACCCCGGATAGAGCTTCAAGATAAACATCAACAGCCATAGATTGCAACTCACCAAGATACAACCCGACAGGAAATACACTAAACGCCTTTTCCAAGGCTTCAACATTTGCGAGCTTCTTACCAGTACGACCAAAGATTGCAACAACACCATCATTACGCACCACAACAGCACTGAATATTCCATCTCGTTTCACCTGTGCATAACATGGAAAAGTTAACTTCTTCTCAGGGACTTCACCGCGATGTTTCACCAGCATGAACGGGTGATTGCGGTGATCTTCTGGAAGACCTAGGAATTGGAAGATGTTCATTTCACCTCCTTCATCACACCTTTAACTATTGCCTCTTTAAAGTATGCTAAGTCAGAACCATAGGCACTTAGGTACCACATTTCACCTTCATCGTTAGAGGTCAATACAAAACCGCGAGGGCTTACTTTATATAAGTTACCGAAGTACCCTCTATACAGTTTACCTTCCATATTAAATATCCTCATCAATACATTCGTGACGGTGCTTCTGGAATAACTCTTTATAATAATCTGCTTTCTTCAGGTCTTCTTCAGTATTGAACTTCTTACCTGCGCGCAGGCGGTATTTCAAAGCATTACCCATGCAATATCCAGCGAATTGCTTCTCGGTCATACTACGGGCAATGATAGTGATTGCTTCTACACCTTCAAAGAACTCATAATGCTTCGGATTAGTAACCATATTGTCCAACGTGTTAGTGTCTTCACCTTGCACTGAGTCAACAATCTTGAAGTAAGGTGCATACCATTCACGCTTCTCAACACCTTCTAACACGATAGAGCTATAATTAGGTTCTGCACTGGACACTTTGAATACCTCATCTGGTTTCTTGTTTAAGCTTTCACACAGTTTATACCAGTTGGCATCTCGGTAAGCTGCACGGCGTACAACGTATTCACCAACATCAATCTTTGACATAATTAATTCCTCCATTCACTATACAATCAAGGGCAAGCTAATACTTACCCTTTGTTCTATAGTGTCAACTAAATCTCACCAATCCAGCGATTGTCGCTATTAGTCTGCATCGGGACAATGTGCGGCACACCATCCAGAATAACCACACAACCTAATGCTGGCTTGTACTTAGATTCACGACCATAGGCGAATGCACGAGATGACTCATCTATCAGACAGCCGCCCTGCACCGCCCAATATTGCTCATGGGTATTACGTGCGTACTCTACAGACATCTTACCATGTAGATGACCACATACAAGGTTCATGCGCTCATGTGCTGCATCTGCTAGGACAGCGCCAGCAGGTTGATGCTTGAACGCCACCTGTTCACCATTAGGCAGCTCAAGAACGTGAGTATGCTGCCAATCCCACTGGTCACCACCTCCCTGCGGGAAGAAGACTTCACGGTAGGTGCGCAGGTATTGCACAGGGATACCCTTGGCGCTTGCCTTACGGAAGTGCATAGAGCCATGGTTAGAATGGCACAGGCGCATCACTGGGAACATCTTGTGCAATTTGTGCATGAAGACACGGGCCTTCTCTAACTCCATGCCAGCGCTATCCAGATTGGGATCAGAGTCGTGAAACGACAGGGCATGTTTGTCTGCCTCATCCCCAAGATGTACCACTGTATCCGGACGGTAGCGTGCTGCCACCGCTGCCAGAAATTCTAAGGTATCTGGATGCTCATAAGGTGCATGGGTGTCCGGGATTACCAGTACACTTCGATGAGGCGAGTCAGGCAATGGTACAATAGCCAAATCCTCGTAGCGGTCAGGAGTCCTGAGCTTACGCTCTTCTTTGATACGCTTATCCTCTTGCAGAAGAGTCTGGTAATAATCACCATTCTTCTTGGTTTTCTTGAATTGACCATGCCAGTATCGAGCCAACTGGCGGGTGATCTTCTTACCCACAGGGTGGCACGATAATACACGTGCCATCTCATTGTAATTAACATTACCTTTCTCGTCGGTAGCTTGCTCGATTGCATCAAGTACCTCGGAGTCTTTGTACAAGCTGCGAAGCTTACCCAACTTTAACCTCCTTCTTTCTTGCATAAGCAAGGCGTGCCTTACGGTTCTTAGCCTCGCGCTTCTCTGCATCCGTTTGATGTTTGTGATATAACTTATCTGTCTGAGGCGTACTATGTAACTTCCAGTATTCATATAGTCGCTCTAACCATTGAAGCTGGAAGTAACGGTTATTACCCGCCTTACCATAACCAGAGATAACACCCTTAATCTTACCCTCTGCACCGTTGCAGCCTCGGCATACAACAGCACGGCAGAATCCTGTCTCATGGTCGTGGTCAAGTACACGGTTTACAGGAGTAACAGCCTTGAGACTACCACCGCAGAGCGGACATTTCCACCCTTGCTTCTCTAGCAATTCTTTCTTATAGGCTGCTACCTCCGATGCTTTTAATTTGCTAACCATTCCGCATCATCTCCCCACAAGATTGGGTTCTTATCGGCTCGCCATATATCCCCTTTGAATCTTGCCATGTGGGCTAGGCGACCACATTCAAGCATCAGATCAAAGGCTTTGCCGATACGATAACCACCTCGGTAATTCTTAATCTTAACTTGTCCATGCCCGAACTTAGCCTTGTAAGCACCAAGCACTGCCATGTACAACTCTTTCTCTGTCTTACAATCTTTGAGAAGGTCATAGGTATATTTAGCACCAAGTCCCGGTATACCAGCATAGTTATCAATATCATCACCGATAATCATCTGTGCATAGTGGAACATGAGGCCAGCACCTTTTAGGTCTTTAACTTGACCATTAGCCTTGCGGCGTAACTCAAGCCAACCCATAGGCTCTACCCATTTCTTCTCTTGGCCCGGCTGTAGATGCCAACCGGGAACAATCATCAAATCCTTATCCAAGGAAACGATGCAAGTATCAGAGAATGCTTTATGCTCTGGACTACCAAGAGGGAACTCGTTACCTGTATCTTGCTGGAAGCGGCGGTGGCTCTCCCATTGTGCGATGCTCATGAGGTCATCTGCTTCCTCACCATCAGCCAAGATTGCACCATGAACCTCTAAGAGATGCTCTCGCAATTCATAGAAGAATGGAGGCTTCTCGGTCTTACGTTGACCTTTATAAGGCTTGGTGAATGCTAGGCGAACACGGAAGTTAGCTTCTGATTTCGTCATGAATAACTTAGCTGCATCACACTCCGCTGCATACACCCAAGAGTTAAGCAAGGAGTTCACACGGTCACATGCTTGCTTACACTCAGGTGTATCTTTGATTGATGGGACTTGTCCTGACTTAACACGAGTTGTGGCTCGTACATAAGTCATGTCACTGATTGTATAACCTACGAAGTAGGGTAACATATCAGCGTCTATTAAAGCGATTCTATTACCTTCAGTTGGCCACAAGATGAGATTATTGCCTTCCGATACTGTAGCTCCGAAGTCGAAGTTTGGTCGCATGTAGGCCACTCCTTCAAGAAGGAGGACACCGCATCATGGAGGTTCTGTCTTAACCAATAGTCATCCCATTGTCTCACCTCCACTAGCTTCTCACCAGTTTTATAATCAAAGGCTACCCAATGTATTGTCTGGTGATTGCATTGTAGCTAATGTCCATTGTAATTCGAGATTCAATAGTCGGCATAATTCATTCTCCAATAACTATTACGCAAAAGACCCTGCCTACACTAAGGCAGACAGGGTATCAATTAAAACTCTTCTTCTTCGCTTACCGGTACTTCAGGTGCAGCTACATCTTCTACTGCTTCAGCTTCTTCAGTCTTAGCTTCTTTCACTGGTTTACCAGCAGCAATCCAGTCCAGATATTCAGCTACGATGTTAGCCTTACCAATCTGAGCTTTGTCAGCTTGCTCAGGGAAGCAAGCACGAGCAAAATCCAGACCAGCAGCAAAGTTACCCATGCTGTCAATCTTAGCCTGAGCTTCTTCACGGGTGTCATAGGCCTTAGTGCCAGCTACCAGTTTGTTGGCTTCATCGACGATAACGAAAGACTCAACGGATACCAGATCAGAACCTTTAACAACACGGTTTACGATAGTTTCAATCTTGAACATATTAAATTCTCCTTTTGTTGGTTGTGGCATTATCGCCGATTAAAATTCTTCTCTTCTATAGTGTCCAGTAAATACCGGACACCGATTTGTTTCACACGTGAGACTTTATAAAACTGTGTTCACCTGAGCAATGTCATGCGCCGGAAGTGATACGCCGTGGCGTTTACCAGTAGCAGGGTCGCTGTAGTTCACCACGTGCTGCCCGTCACGCCAGATGTAGTGTAGGTCAGCGTAAATCTCCCCTTCGGAGAATGAGTGAAAAGTGCCACCCCCGAGCGTGGTGATGCCTTTCTTGCAGTGCAGGGTTACGATTTGTACTTTCATCATACCTCCTTAGTATTCCGCGTCCTCATCCATTTCCGGTGCAGGTGCATTGTCTGCTTCTGGAACTTCCTGCGGAACAGACTCACCAGTATCCAGAGACTTACGATTAACTGGAGTAGCATCTTCATCGTCTTTCTTCTTAGCCTTCTTCCATTCTGGGTCTTCCTCACGGGCAGCTTTAATGATTGCTTCTACGTGAGAGCCAGCAACAGACAGGTTCTTACCACGAGGAGTCTCATTCAGGAAGTATTGACGCACCAAGTTAGCTGGGATATCATCAAGGATTTCTTTGGTAAGCTTGTCGAAGGTAATGTGACCTGTCATAGACAGACCTTCTTCTTCAACCTGAGCAATGACAAGTTTCTTCAGCTTGTCCGGCATACCACCAAACCCTTTCCAGTTAACATACTTGAATGAGCCATCGTCATTCTTATCACCAGAGCCAACCATAGTTGCAGTCAGGCATTCACCGATGAAATCATCGAAGCCGCCGAGCAGTTCTTTCGGGTCAACTGCATTCAGGAACTTAGTCAATGTTGCCTTGTCACCAGATTTCAGTGGCACAGCCATCCACTGTTCCATACGAGAATCATCTTCGTTCTTGTCATCGTCACCCATCAGGATAATCTTAACAAGAACAGAGTTTGCTGGCTTCTTAACTTCAGTGGTATTACCTTTCTTAAAGATATCTTGGAAGGAACCCACATGAATGATGCCAGAGATTACTGCTTCATGATCACCAACTTCAGGGTTCTTAAATACTTTACCTTCAGCTTTAGTAACCTGAGCACCAAAATCAAAATCACCACGTGCCATTTATTTAGTCTCCTATTGTCAGTTAGCTTTGTACTGAGCACAAGCATGCACTCACTAGAAAACCCGATATAGTATCGGGTTGTGCAAGATGCACAATAAGGTTCAACACTTTACAATCATAGGATGTGCTTAGGCTTTACGCTCACTGAGCACCTTGGATTTACTGCCTCTGACAAACCCACACCCTATTGTTCTATAGTGTCCAGTGATTATTTGGTCAGATTGTCTAACTCCATTTCCCGCATAACAATCTCTTTCTTCAGGCTGTCAGATGCAGCTTGATGTACAAGAGCAATGGATGCCTTGTTATCTTCGAAGTCAGCTTTCAGGTTGTCACGCTCTTGCTGGTGACGTGCCAGCATCTCTTCTGCCTCTTTGACTTGACGCGCATTGAGGTCATCACGAGATGCATAGTAGCGGTTATGGCAGTCAATCATTTGAGAGCTGCGATGTTCTTCAACTTCAACTTGCTCTGCCTGTACTGCTTCGATGCGAGACTCAAGAGCTTTGATAACCTTGTATTTAAACTTATTAGATAAGCCACGAAAGTATTGAGCTACGAATACCAGAGTAGTTACCATAGACATATTTATATCTCCTATATTTACTTAATTACCTATACTACCTTATAAACCTAGATTACCTAGGCTTTCCTTCTATAGTGTCCAGTAAATCAATGTACTACTGTGACATTACCTACAACTTGCTTAGCGTATGGTCTAATAAGTTTAATAGATTCAACAATACAACGTAAGAATAACTCTTCAGTTAAGTCTTTGCAGCGTAATTTGGTAAAGCAACGGTAGCTTCTTAGCATCATACCCTTGTCTTGGCGACACTCTATAACTACAGTTATGTGTCCTTCCTTCCATGCTTTAACCTCAACACCTATCTTACGATCTTTAGTTAATTGATAAGCAGTATATTTAATCATAGCATTTACCTCATTTAAGTTATTCATAAAGGCCACTCGTAAGTGACCTTGAGTATAACTAAGTCGTAGTTACCATCACAATCTGGTCAATGCCAGAGAAAGCCCAGAATACTACATAAATAATATAACCCAAGAATGATAAAAGCAGTTTGCACTAGTGTGTCTCCTTCCAACTTGCACCAATCTTGTATTCACCTGCCATAGGACAACGCATCTTCAGATACTGCCCTGCCCAAGTCATGGCGTCGGCAATGATATGCCCTGCACGGTGATAACGACGCTGGCAATGCAATACACCAGCATCAGCATCAACGCTAACGAGATTTGCAGCAGACCACATACGTCCTTCAGAATCCACATGAACACGTTTCTCCTCTGCATCGAACACTGCTTTCACAGCAGCCTTCTCTGTTTCAAACCCTTCTAAGGTGAAAGGTAAGTCATAGTTGAGGTACAAGACTTCTTCTTCAGGTACTTCCATCTGGATTTCATCGTGCACGTTAGCTACACCACAAGGGTTTCCCATACTATCTAAGGCCACACCTTCCTTGCGCATCACTGCAAATGCCTTGACCAATGCATATTTCATACACAAAGAGCCCGTCATCTGGAGTAATACGTTAAGCATAGTGTGCTCTTTAAGTTCACCACCAGACATACGGATGCGACCCCAATGTCCATCAGGTGCTTGTAGGTAGCCAAACTTGTTACCTTGTGCAATAACATTCTCACGAAGACGCGCAAGAGACGGTAGCTCAATCTCAAATCTTGCCACAACTTCCTTCATTTCTTCCTCAGTAACACCACATACTGCTGCAAGGTTAGCTATACCAGAGCCGTAGAGGAAGGCATATATAAATGTCTTCGCCATGTCACGCTTGGGAAGACCAGCCTTCATCTGGTTATGAGTATGTATATCACCATGCAGTACAATATCTTGATACTCAGGGTCATTCATGAAGTGAGATAGTACACGTAATTCAAGACCAGCACCATCACAAC